ATGAAATATAAGTTTACAACTCCAAAATTAACAGGCAAACCCGATGCGTATGTGTTACATATTTCAGTCGATGGTACCCAGTACAAAAAGAGAATATCAAAGAAGTTCACACCCAAACAACAAAAAGAATATGCTGAAAAACTAGGTGCAAAATGGATTGAATTATTGAGTAAGGATATAAATCCATTTGACATTGAGGATAAGAAAAAGCACTTTAAAATCACTGAAAAGATAACTTTCAACGAAGCATATAAAATGTTTCAGGCTGATTTTATCGGTAGCCCTAACACCCTCAATGCTTATAAATATAAGTTGCAGGATATAGATAATTTATTTGGTGGTGTCCATTTGGAAAATGTCAAATCTGATGACATTGAGAACCTTTTAAAGGGAAAAATCAAAGATGGTAGTTACGCACAAAGTACAGTTAATCAAGCAAAAAAATCTTATACTGTTTTCTTTAATTATTGCCTTAAGAAGGGGCTAATTGATAAATCACCTATTGTTGAAGTGCCAAAATTGAAAAGTGATAAAGATGTCGATGAACGTTTAAATCCAATCAATGATACCGATTTCACAATCATAATGAAGAAGGTAAAAGAATTGGAAAATCCCAACTTATATTACTTCGTTAACTTCATTTATCACGGATGTATTCGTCCTAATGAGCTAAGGAATCTAAAAGTTAAAGACATTGATTTCGTGCATAAGAGAATCAAAATAAGGGCATCGGTGGCAAAGTCTAATAAGTTGGACTATGTGCCTATTTATCCTGCTTTAATGGATATAATCAACCAAATGAATTTAAAGGAAGCAGAAGATGAAGATTATGTTTTCTCTATTGATTCCAAATCGTTAAAGAAAACAGTATACGGTAATCGTCAACATAGAAAGGACTTTTTTGCGGACTGGTTTAGAGCCGTATTAAAAGAACTAAAATTACACGATAATACAGGCTATTCAATCTATTGTGTAAAGCATACAAGCAATATCCATAAGGTAAATGATTCTTGGAAGCCAGCGGAATTGCAGAAGCTTAATCGACATTCATCTATTGACCAGACTTTAGCTTACTTAGCTAAGATTACAAAGGTAACGGAAATTGATAATAAAACCAGTAGAACAATATAAGGGGCTTTTAGCCCCTTTAATTTTATTGTTCGTAGTTAACTTTCTTATAATCAATTATCCACTTTTCTTGTATTAGATTAAAAGTATAAGAATATTTTTGATTGAAAATAGTAATATCAAAGCTGTAAGATTTTTCTTGTTTATCGATTGGCGTATTCGATAAAATATCATTTAGTGCTAAGTAACCAATGTTATGTGCTACCATTGAAGAGGGGGTAAAATTTTCCATGTTTAAAAATATTTGATGATTTTAAATAAATAAATAATCCCAAATATAATTAAAAACAAATTCCTCTTATTACGGAAAACCGTAATAATAAAAAAACCTTCATAAATTATGATGAAGGGGATTGAATTAATTTAATTTGGTTAATCTCCCTTCGGGATTGGCGATATTGAGAAGATTTTTAAATTTTAAAATATATTGAAATGCAATATGAAAATATTCCCTTAGGGTTGAAGATTAAGAATAATTTAAACTTTATAAATAGATATAATTTAAAGGGATTTAAGACACTTTCGTGTCATCTTTGAATCATATATCAACTTTTGATAAATAATTGGTTATACAGTCTAAATTGATTGAAATAAAGAATATATACTTTACTTCATAATGTATCGTTCGGATTTTGATTTAAATTCCTTTTTCAAAAAATATAAAAATTAAAAAGATACATTATATAACTTCAACCCCCTTCGGGATAATTAATAAATCCTCAATCAAAATTTCTTTACCACTATCTTATAATAAAATAGATAAAAGAGTTTTTATAGTTTTTTTTATAGATAAAAGAGATAATGATAGTGTATATAGTTATGGTGGTAACTTTTGGGGTAAGATTTAGGATAAGATTTGGGTAAAGGTAGGGGTAACTTTTAGGGTAAAGATAGGGGTAAAAAATGGGGTAATATTTCCATAGTTAAGTGGTATTGTGTTGATTTTCTAAAAAAAACATTATTCCAATATTGACTTTTTTTAATTTATATATTATATTAATAGATATAGGTGCAAATATATTTTATATTTTTTCTCAAAAAAAGATAACATTTTCAAAATGCATACTATTTATTAATAGAACATCTTGCTTAGTGTGGAGTGTTGCAAAACTTCACACTTTTTTTTACAAGGTGATTTAAATAAAAAAAAGTAAGATGAATAATATAATTAATAATAATGATGCTCGTCAAGGCAACGAGTACGTTAACAAGAACCAAACTATTAAAGTTGATTTACCATCAAAGTTAATTACTCAATTAGAAGAGATATTCCCATCGGTAAATTCTAAGACTTTCAAAAAGATTCTATTTATAATTTTTTTAATAAATAAAGGAAAATGGAACTCGCTTACTAAGCGATATGAAAATTATTATGAATTAAGTATTAAGAGTTTGAAAACATACTTGTCCTTAAATTCCAAGTTATCACCAATAATAAAAACTCTTTTAGATAGTATACAACAGGGGTTAATTATCAAAAATTTAAGACTTCCAACCCCTTTAATTTTCAAGAAGCTAAAGAGCAGTTAACCACTTTATTTTTAACATCGGAGGATGGTGCGTATGTAAGAAAATACATTGCTGACGGGTATATTGTAAAATATAATAGCACAACACAAACAACTAAAAAACAAAGTGCTGATGCTAATAATAATGATGCTTATTATCAAGGAGTTATTGAGGAGTTGATCAAAGAGAATAACGAACTAAAAAAACAAGTTGAACAACTTCGAACCATAAAAAAAGAAGAACTTTCAACAGCTACCATTGAAGAATATTTAGAAGATGATAGCGATATAATCGAAGAAGAGATTGAAATTGTAATAGAGTCTGGGCCAACAGTAATAGAAGATAATACAAAACTAAAAGACTGCACTTATCCCCGTGATGACTACTATCGTGTTATCATGGCGTATCACACAAAATATAATAATTTTAATAGTGATGGACTAATTCAATATGCGAGACAATTTCACGCAATCAAGCAGGATATTTTAATAGAGAGATTAGGTCAAGTTGTTGAATATGAAGAGTATTTAAGGGAAAGATATAAAATTAGATAAGGAGTTTTTTGTCTTTTATGTTTCTTTAAAATTAATTTATTTGATTTTAAGGGAATTATGAAAAATATCAAAAAAAGTTTAAATAAAAATGGTCGTTTTTCAAAAAACAAACTATTTATAGAAAAGGAGCAATCAAAGACCGATTGCGATAAGTCGCTACCAACATGGAGCGCAAAGAGTAATTAAATAAGTAATGGACAATTTAAAAAATGAAAATGGACTAGTTAAAATAATTAAAAATGAAAAAGGAAATGAAGTTGTAAGTGCAAAAGAGTTATACAACACATTAGAATTAAAGAGAGATTTCTCGACGTGGTTTAAAAAAATGGCTACGTATGGATTTAATCAAGATGTAGACTTTACCCCTTTTCAGGGGGAAAGTACAGGGGGGAGACCTTCTTTAGATTATGCGATTACATTGGACATGGCAAAGCATATTGCAATGTTACAACGTACAGAGCAAGGAATGAAGATTAGACAATACTTTATTGACTACGAAAAAGCGAAAGCATCTATTCAATTCCAAATTCCTACTACCTTATCAAGTGCCTTATTACTTGCATCCCAACAAGCTGAACAAATCGAACAACAACAGCTATTATTAACCGAGCAAACAAAGCAATTAGAAGAGAAAGAAAAGCAAGTTTACCAATCCCAATTGGTGAATAAAAAACTTCAAACTACAATTACGGACCAGGAGCCAAAAGTTGTTTTTGCGGATGCAATTGTAAGTGCTGAAACTGATGTGCAGATAGGTCAATTAGCAAAGATAATCAGCCAAGCAACAGGTAAAAGTTTTGGACAAAATAAGTTGTTTTCAATTCTTAGAGATAACGGCTATTTATTGACTAGAGGAAACCAATATAACCTACCTGCACAGAATTATATTGATAGAGGAATTTTCAAGATTAAGTATTCGACTTATAACGATACCTATAAAAAAGCAACGAGAATCAACGCTACGTGCATGGTAACACCATTGGGACAAGAGTACTTTGTTAACAAGTTTGTCAGAAAATATAAAGGTTAAAATATGATAGATATACTAATATATATAATGCTAATAGGGATGGTGGTAAATACAATAACGTCCATCCCTTTATGGTCTTATCTTGACCGACTAGGTAAGCCATTTAGTTGTGTTTTCTGCCTAACATTTTGGATTTGTGTGTTCATTGGAACATTTAATTTACAACCGATGCCAATCATTAATTGGCTCTTTGTAACACTCTCAGCTCCATACGTGGCTGATATTATGGAACGCATTAAAGATGTGCTTCCAATTCGGATTAAGTAATAGATAGGTTGAATAATAAAGAAGAGGAATTTGATAAAAATCTACAAAAAAGAAAACAAGAAGCGATAAGCGAATTATACCACACAGGCCGTTATAAAGGCTTGTACATGGGTAAAGAATCGAGATGTAAAGACAATCCAATCAAAGCTTATATAGCTGGGTGGCTTAAGATGAAGGGGTTTAAAGACAAGATTATTGAGCAAGAAATAGATGACTATTACAATGAGTTATTCAAAGAAGTACATCTTATCAAGCTTGAAAAATGGGAAGAGTTGTTAGCTAACCCCAAAAAGCTAACAGCAACAATTTGCCTAATTGCGCAAAGGCATCTATTTAGGGATGTAAATGAAAAATATCCAAAAGCAAAGTCATACTACGAGAAAAATAAACTATTCTCAACTGCATTAGATAGAGAAATTCAACGTGTCAATCATAATGAGTTCTTGGAGATTGAGGGGGAGTATGTAATTGGAGATATTGAGAATAATCCATTTGAAATTAAATATGGAATTTCATGTGATAAATTCCTGTCCTTGATGACAGATGAAGAAAAAGAACTTTTTTACAGTTACCTAAACAAGAAAGGAACAGGCCAAAAGGGAAGATATACGAATGCAGATAAAGACCATTATAAACAGATTTTTGATGAAATCAGCGGAATTTGTCAACGCATTAAAAATAATTTAAATAAATAATTATGACTATACAGGAAAGAGAAGTTTTAGAAGAAATAAATAAAATAGAAGGAGTTTTAACGACCTTTAAAAATGGTGGTGATTTAATGATTAACATCGCTACACAACAGCAATTGAATGTGATTTTAGAGAAGCTTAAGATAGCTTACCCAACGGTAAAATACCCATTGAAAATTGATTCGTGCAGTGGTTGTATAAGGAATTTTCTAGGGGACTTATTACCGGTGTTTGACCGACTTAATAAACAGGAGAAACAATTGAACCAAATTGAAATGGTAGGGGGCATGTTCGAAATAATCGAGAATGCCACAGAAGAGGAGTTAAGTAATGCTACTTTGGTTGAGGATGTGCCAGAACCGAAGAAGAAAACCACCACGAATAGAAAAAGAAAGTAAGAAGAGGAATTTAAAGGATAGCTAATCGCTATCCTTTTTTACAATATTGGAGATATTTCCCAAACGAAAGGCTGACTATTCTTATAAGTATATTTGACTAGAAAGCTTTTGTCTAGGAAAAAAAGGGGTGTGTGGTAAAGCTTGGAAGGGTCTTTTAATTCTTCTACCCTTTTACTCAGTAAAATCTGTTGATTGAGGAGAGCATTAACTTGAGGAGTAAGTTCCTTTTCGACTTCTAAAACGTCAAAATTATAGCTTATATAATCATTTTTTTTGGATATAATAGTGTATTCTACATTATTATATTTCCTATTATCAATAGAAAAAATTGGGTCTTTGTCTTTTGTAATCATCTCAAAGATATGTTCTTCCAAAACAACATCTTTTGGGTCTAGAGGTTTTTCTTCATATCCTTTAAACGTCCAGTTTTCTAACAGTGGGAAACTTTCAAGTTCATCCAAAGGGAAAAACTCGCAAAGGTATTGAAAGCCATGAAAATTAAACCTAAATCTAGGAACCTTAGGATTAATTTTATTCAGGTCTATATTTCGTTGCAATTCCAAATTAATAAGAGTTTTAAAACAACTTAAATTATATACTGCTATCCCTTTTGGTGTTTTCTGGAATAAATAATTTGATGAGTAACCAGAGTCAAAGTCTCCTTTAGTTATTTTGGTTTGTTGGTACTCCCATTGTTCCATTAGGCCAATGGCTTCTTCATACTTTTCTTTAGTAGATATTCTACACATTTTAAATAAATCTAGGGGTTAATAAACAACAAATATAGCTTTAAATAATTTATTGGGTAAATATTGAAACCAATATTTATTCGTGGAGATGCCTATAGAGTAAATGGCATGTAATAGGATATGCGAGGTAAGCAACCCCAAAAAGCAAACGAAACAAGTATAAAAAAAGGTGAGGTTAGAAACCCTAATGGACGTCCAAAAGGGAGCGAAAACAAACGAACTAAAGAAGTTAGAGAAGCATACGAAGAGATAATGCAACTACTTGAAAAGCGTATGATGGACGGTGACGATGTGATTAAATCCCTTTCACCATCTAAAGCAAGTGAATTATATTGGAATCTTTTAGGTTATAAAAAGCCCAAATTATCAGCGAATAAAATCGAGCAAGAAACAAACGTTAAAGGTGACGTTAAAATAAATATTTCATTTGGAGACCTCATAAATTCCTCTACTGAGGAGGAGAACGAGGACAATAATAATGAATGAGGAATTTAATATTAAACTCCCAATTCCTCATCAAAAGCAAAAAGAAATATTAAATGCCTACTTCAACAGCGGAGTTAAAAACATAACCGTTAACGCAGGACGTAGGGGCGGTAAATCAACAATAATGTCTATTATAGGAATTGTTGAAGCATGCAACGGTAAGCAGGTAGCCTATATATGTCCGCAATATGCACAAGCTAAATTCTTTTTTAATGAGATTTTAAAACTCCTCCCAATTAATGTTGCTGAAAGTAATAAGTCTGATTTAGAAATATCATTTATAACAGGTGGTCAAATCAAATTTTATTCGGGAAATGGTGACAGTCTAGACGGAACGATTCGGGGGAGGAATTATGATTTGGTTATCATTGATGAAAGTGCATTTATAGCGAATTTACAGGAGAAATTAGACGGTGCAATAGGTGCGACCCTAACCGATAGGGATGGACGATTATTAATGATTAGCACGCCTTATGGAAAAAATTATTGGTTTGAATTATGCCAAAAAAACGATGGTGTATTATGGTCTCATTTCCATTATACAACCTATGATAACCCCTATATCAAGAAAGAAGTAATTGATAGGTTCAGGCAACAATTAAGCAAAGCACAGTTCAATCAGGAATATTTAGCTATTGCAGGGGAGAATGCAAGCGCAATTGTTGATAGTGAAGTAATTGAAAGAAATACAATAACAGTATTATCAACGCTTCCAACAGTGGTTTATGGAATTGATATTGCAACATCTCCTAATGGTGACTTTACATCTATAACAGGGCTTGATGCTAATGGACACATGACCGAGCATCAACACTATAGAGGTTTTGATTCTAATTTATTAGAGGGGATAATTAGGAATTTACCAGCGAATATTATCAAGGCAATAGATAAGACAGGCATAGGAGATGGATTATTTTACCGCCTTCAAATGGTGGCGCAAAATGTAATAGGTGTGCATTTTGATACAAGTACAAAGTTAAATCTAATAACAGAATTACGTGTTGCTCTTAATACCGATAAGCTAAAATATAACGAGATTACAGCAAAAGAACTAAGCACATACATTGCAACCCTTAACCCGAAAACACATAATATTAGCTTCAACAGTATATCGGGCTGTTTTGATGACACCGTAATATCTTTAGCATTAGCCAATTTCTATTTGGACGAAGGTAAAGCAATGCACGATAGTGGAGGTAATCCATTAGCTAAGTATGGATGGTAAGCCAATATTTATCCAAAAAAAAGTAATGGTAACTAAAGAAGAATTAATAAATAAACTCCCCCTAAACTGGTCTGATATTACACTAAAGCAATATATATTATTTAGGAATTTGATTGATAAATTGGGCGGTGTAGAGGAGTTCGAAAAGGTATATAGAAGCATTTTAGATATATATTTCTACGTGTTCACAGGGATGAATATTATAGATGTTGAGGGGTTTAAAGAAGTAGATTATTTTAAAGTAGCGGAGAAGTTTAACGCATTTGAAAATGACGAGATTAATAAGACAGCAGACATTGATGAAAACCTAATCAAAAGCTTCGACCAAATCGTTTTTGAAGACCTGTTAAAATATATGAACCTTCAAGAACAGAACAGTATAAGCAATTGGGGGGAGATGATTAATATATTACTAAAAACTCCTATTGAAAACATAGAGGATAACATTACGATGGCAGAAGCCAACAGGTTTTTTTTTGTTCTCGAAAAGCAGTTGAAGACCTATTTGGAAGCTTTGGAAACCTCTTTGATTCAGAGACTGAAACGATAGAAGGACAAGGAGCGATAGAAGCAAATCAAGCATTTTTAAAGAAGGAATTCTATAAAAGGTGGGGGTATTTTGAATTATTACATAACGTATGTGAATACCTTTTCATTGATATGATTAAAGGAATGAAAATGTTTGCCGTCGATGTGTTTGTTTATAGCTCATTACTGAAAGATAAAGTAAACATATTAAAGAAATAATGCATGGCAAAGAGTCTAAAACAAGCAAGTAAAAAAGCTCAATTCAATAACCTTATTGATAACCTCGTTGCAACAGTGGGTGAAGATAAAGGGGCGTTTTCATTTAATATGAATGTGTTGGAGCAGATTGTTGCGGAGTTTATAGAGCGTGTTAAAACGGAGATAAATAGCATCAATGATTTTCTAGTGACAGGTAGTATTGAAGAGCTTTCAATCAAAGTCAACAATATGAATGAGGTTGAGATATTAGGATTAGAACATATAATATACCAATCGAGGGGCGTAAATGGAGTTGAACAAAATAATGGTAGTGTACATAGTTACGGCCAATTCAAACCCCCTGTTGTACCGATTTTAGAATGGATAGAAAACCGTCAGCTAATATCAGCCAATAACGGTAAGTTTTTTAAAGATAGTGCATTTGATGATATGACTGATACCGAGAAAAAGACACAATTAGCGTACGCAATACGAAGCAAAATATATAAGAAAGGTTTTCAGGGCAAAGGATATTGGGACAAGAATGTCGATTGGCTAAAAAATGAACTCAACACACGCATTCAGGCAAATCTTGGCGAGCAGATAAAATTCCGAATATTCGACAGGTATGGCAACAATATCCAAAAAAAGAAATAGAACCCTCTTAAAGAGGGAGCTTACAATTCAGGAGAATTTACTTGACTTACTATATCATGTTCAGCATTAGAGCAATAGTAATCTCGGGTATCATTTTTTAATCTAACAATTGAATTAATCCCACAGTTGAGATGCTGAACATCTGTTGGGCTGACGGTAAAAATCTCATATTTGTTGACATTAATTGTAGCAAAATCACTAGGAGTCAATGGAGTATTTTTCGCCGAAAGAAATCTAGAATAGTCTTTGAGATAGTGTAATTGGATTAGTAGCATATACTTTCATTTAAATATACACAAAGATAATAAACGTTTCTTTTAATTCTAGTTTGAGAAAGAACAAAAATAATAATAAATGGCAATTACAATAATACAAGAACCGCAATTAATATCTCCCAATGGGAATCTAAATACTTGGATGTTTATAAGTGACAATCCAAATCTAATTTATTGTGTGCTGACTATGACAAAGGCACAAAGTAATGATATTATAGCAAAGAAAAAGGTGTTTGCAAAACCCCTCAATAACGTCTTATCGGTCGATGTTTCTAATGTTCTTAAAAACTTAGCAGAATCGGTGCTAGTAAATAATAATGAGGTTATTACATTGAGTAATTTGCCTGAATATTATTTGAAGATTGAGGAGTTTATAATTGACCCTATTACAGGGAATATTACAACAGGAGATTCGACAACAAGTGCAAAGTACTTCTTTGAAAGTGAAGAAAATGTAATAGACTTTTATGGTTATACTGAAAACAAATATAATATACAACCATATAGAGGACCAGAGGATACAACACCTAAAGCAAAATTCCTCACCAATCAGCAGTCAGTAAAAACGATTACTACACAACAAATGGAGTTTTTAAAAATCTTTGATTTAAATGGTCACGGACAAAACCTTAAAGTTAGTCTTTATGATGGTGATAACGATTTGTTATTAGATGTATCAATACCAATTGAAAGAGAAGGTGGTGAAAATGTTATTAACCTTAATGTATCACCACTGACAATTCTCAACCATCCATTAATCAAAGACACGGATGAAGCAAGTATAACGCACACATATAAAATTGTGATTGCTGATTCATGGAATTATGAAGTCAGCGAAAGCCGTATTTATTCAATGACCGAATCATGTCAATTAAGAGAACGGAATATTATTTATAAAAATGCTTTTGGGGGATTTGATTCGTTGATTGTTAATAATGCCACTGAGACATTAACAACTGCAAAGACCTATATCAATAGGTCGAATACACGCAACAATATGTACAGTCAAGACGGTAAATTCTTTAGTAATAAAGACGTAATTAACAGCAATAACACATATAGCTACACGGCTTCAAGTGGATATTTAGACGATTATGAAAGTAACTTAGCTAAAGAGGTGATTACATCGAATAAAGTTTATATAGGTGTTGAGGAATTTCTAGTTGAAGTCACAGTTGACAATAAGAGCTATAAAGTAATGCAACAGCATTTAAATGGTTATAAGCGGAATCGTTTAGACCTGCAATACACAGCACCATTTAGTTTACAAAAGCTCGTTGCAGTTATCAATGCGAATGATATTGACCTTAATAATAACCCCGATTCAAGCTTATACTTAGCGGTCAATACGGGGGATTTCGTGATAGATAATTGGCTAAACTCCGTAACACTTAAATATTAAATTCTTCTTAAATAATACTTATAAGTTAGCCCTTATTTGAGACTCTCAATCTCGGTAAGGGCTTTTTTATGCGCCAATATTTATTGGAAATAAGTTCAGAAATATGGCTAATAAGAAGGAATTTCCACAGGATTTTAATAAAAAAACACAAGTAAATGCAACCGATAAGGTGTTATCGGCTGATGGGGTTACAGGAGACCCATTTTTTATTGAAGTTGGGGATATTACAAAAAATAAAGTAGATAAAGAGAATAACAAAAGCTTAGTGCTTGATACTGAAATAACCAAGCTTCAAGGCTTACCAAGTAAAACACAATTAGATGCTACAATTGCATCGGGTTTAGCTAATAAAGTTGATAAAGTCACAGGGAAACAATTGTCAACTAATGACTATACCGATGATGAGAAAGCCAAAGTTGCGAAAATCAAAGTTGAAGCTACAGGCGATTCAAATAAATTCCTCAACGAAAAAGGGGAATATAAAGAAGTTATTGTACCAAAAGCACCGGTACAAAGTGTATCAGTTAATGGTAATGATGTAGCACCCGATGTTGACGGCAATGTAGCAATAACAATCCCATCTGCACCTGTACAGTCAATTGATGTCAATGGTGAAAATGTTGCACCTGATGTTAATGGTAAAGTTTCAATACAGATTCCTGATGCACCAGTTCAAAGCATCTCTTTAAATAATTCATCTGTAGAGCCTGATGTTAATGGTAACGTTAATATTGAGGTTGTCCAAAATGTAGAACAAACAATCAATCCTGCATCAACTGACCCTGTTAGTTCATCTGCTGTTGCAAGTGCTTTTAATGAATTGGATTCTAAATACGGTACTCAATTAAGTTTAAGTACTGTTGGTGATGGCGATGATAAAGTATATTCGATTAGCTTGTTAAATGAGAATGGAGATATATTAAGTACAACCGAGGAATTTGCAGGTGGCGGTGGTAGTGGTGAAGTAACCACAACTAAAATCGTGTTGACAAAATTATCGCAAAACTCCACTATTAAAAAAGGTGATGAGGTTATTTTACAATACCAATATGACCACTTGGACACAACTACCAATGAAAGTACGGGTAACCCTGCAACAATTGTTGCGACAGTTACAGCAGGTGCAAATAGTGTCACTAGGGAATCAGTAGTGAATGCAGGTACTATTAATTCAATTGATGTAACCGAGCTACTCCAGTTAGGTAATAACTTGATTAGAATCAGAGCAGAAGTTAATACAGGTGATAGAGTGCAGGTAGCTACAATTACATACACAATATTAGTTGTAAATCTAGTATTAAATTCCTCATTAGATTATGCACAGACTTTTGATAAAGGTACGCCTATTTATGTCCCTTTTTCACTTCAAGGTGCAGGAAATAAGACATTAAAAACTTATGTCAACGGCTCATTATACGAGACAAGAACAATAACACAATCAACTGCAACAGGAACTGTACTAATTCCTACTGCATCATATAGCCACGGTAATGTATCGGTGCAAATTGTTGCAGAATTGGATGTTGTTAGCTCTACTATTTTAAGTAATAGTATCTATTATGATTTAATTATCAGGGAAGCTAACAACAATACACCTGTTATTTCATCTAAGTACACTTATGTTGATGGTAGAATCATTGAAGCAGGCCAAAGACCGACAATTGTTGCGAAACAATTCGAGGAATTTGCTATCAATTATGCTGTTTTTGACCCATTAAAGCCGACAAAATTGGTCAATGTGTACATTGATAGCAATGTAATTGCAAGTGCTAATGTTGGATTCAGTCAACAAAAGACCGTATACAAGACATTAACGTCAGGGGAGTTTGAAGGCCGTATTGTTACAGGTTCGAAAACATATTCATTTGATATTGATATTCAATCATCCAATGTAAACTTACAGGAACCTACAGACAACTTAGCGTTCAAATTTTCTGCAAGCGGTAAATCAAATAACGATGTAAATAAAGGAGTCTGGAACTCAACAGTTAATAACGTTACAGCAACATTAAGCAATGTAAAATACGGTGGTGATGGATGGATGAACAACGCTTTGCGCTTATCTGATGATGGTAGAGCAACAGTTAATTACAACGTATTATCAGCAAGTAATTCAATCGTTAATAACTCATTCACTTATCAAATCAAATTCAAAGTATCAGAAGTAACCAATGATGATGCACAAATAATTAAATGCGTTGACGGTGAAGGTACAGGTCTTGTAATCACTACCAATGAAGCAAAGATGGTTACGAAAGGTAAGGCAACAGTAAGCATGAAGTTAGCTAGCGGTGAAGTATATAATGTGGCATTTGTCTCTTATCCACTTTCCAATAATGATTCATCGGAACATGAAAAACTAAATGATTCGATGTTGTATCTGTATATCAACGGTATTCTTTCAGGAGCCGTACAAAAAGCAAATACAGATTCAATATACCAAGGAACACCAACAACATTAACTTTTGGGGCTAATGGTGCATCGTTGGATGTCTATAATACACGTATGTATAACCGTTATCTTAACGATAGTGAGATATTGGATTTATCAATCGTTGATTTAGATAGTGTAACAGAAATAGTTGACAAGTATAATGCGAATGCGATAATCGACAATAATGGAGATATTACGGTTGATTCAATTGCTAAAGATATGCGTTACATTATTATCACGGGCGTTGAAGCTAATGGGGTACCAACGGTGTTGCAAGCAGCGGTCAACAATAATAAGAAAACAAAGTACAACGTTACCGAGATTTTACATATAAAGAAGTCTGAACCACAATTAAATTTCAAATTGGTTGGTGGCTCGATTCAGCTCCAGGGAACATCATCGCTTGCTTATCCAATTAAGAATTATAAAATAACATTAAGAGATAGTCAAAAAGTTGATGGGGAATTTTATCTAGGTTGTGATGCACAAGGTAATGGTGGGGTGTTACAGGATAAAGCATTATTCTCATTTAAAGTAAAAAGTGATAGTGGTAAAGTTCCTGCACCTGTAAATCTTTGGTGTCTTAAGGCTGATTTTGCCGAATCTTCAAGCTCGCACAATACTGGTATGGCAAGACTTGTACACAATACTTTGACAAGTATTGGAGAAAAAACTCCGCCACAAAAGGCAGTACCGAATGATTATAAATACGATGTACGTACCACAGTAGATGGTGAGCCATGTTATTTATTCTATAGAGCGACTCTTAATGATGTACCTAAATTTTTGGGTAAGTATAATATGAACAATGATAAGGGTACGGAAGATGTATTTGGATTTTTGAATATTCCTGGATACCACGTCGAAGCTGATGGTGTAACGCCTACGCAATGGATACAGACAAAATTTGGCGGTAAAAATCCAACCGAATGTTGGGAATTCCTGAATAATGATTATCCAATGGGAAGCTATTTGGATGATGATTTTGATACAATGGTTGATGTCGATGGTGAACAAATTCCTAATTGGACACGTGTATTTGAAGCTCGTTTCCCTGACAATCAAGACGATTATGCAGACGGTACAAAGAAGCCTTATTATTTGGAAAGATTTGTAAAATGGGTTAAATCAACACAAACCAATACAACTAAATTCAAAAATGAATTAAAAGACTATGCTGATGTAAGTTATTTATGTGACTATTATGTCTTTACTGATTTGATGGGAGCAGTTGACCAAAGAGTAAAGAACCAAATGTTAGCTTTTTGGTACGACACAGCAAAGGATAAAATGTTAGGTTATTTTATTTTCTATGATAACGATACGATTTTAGGGGTAAGGAACGATGGACGGTTAAAATATGGATTTGATATTGACGAAGACTCAACAGACCCTGAATTATCAATTGGTGGTAATACTGTATATGCCTTTGCAGGTCATAATAGTGTATTATGGAAAAATCTTAGAACGGAATTTCAAACCGAATTACAAGAAGCATACCAACGTATTCGTACAAAAATGACGAATGATTACATTTTCAATATATTCGACAAGGAGCAGTCAGATAAGTATGTTGAACGTGTCTACAATATCGATGCACAATATAAATATGTGAAACCAAAAACATTGGGTGTTGACGTTAATGTGGGTGGTGTTGTAACTAATTTGAAATATTCTTATTTGGAAGCTTCACAGGGTTCGAGAAAATCACATCGTCATTGGTGGTTGACTAATCGATTAAATCTATTCGATGCAAAATACAGTACTGGACAATTCACATTAACGGACATTGCTTGGAAAGGTTATTCAAATGCAGGGGCAACAATCAAAGCTACAGCAAACCGAGATTTCTATTTCCAAGTACGTAGGGAATCAACTATAATGACACATGCGAAAGTGTTAAAAAATGTTGAATGGTCTTATAGTTATCCGCAGACTGCCAACATAGGTACTATTTTTCACCTTTATGGCGGTGTATTTATGTCATCTTTAAATATGAGCGAATGGGGTGGCTTTACCGATTTAAATTTACCTAATCTTCCAGTGTTGGAAACCTTAATATTAGGTGGTGCAAGCGGTAAAACATATTCGTTGACTGAATTGGTAATTGCAGACAAAATGCCAATGCTTAAAACATTGGATATGCGTAATTATTCATTAATTCCTTCAATTGATTTATCAGCTTGTAATAGGCTTGAAGAATTAAATGCTTTAGGTTGTAATACATTGACTTCAATAGCTTTGCCTAACGGTTCACCAATCGCTAAGTTGACTTTACCAAAGAATTTGAAAACATTGAAATTAACAAATTTCAACAAGATTTCGAATTCAAATATTACGTTCCCTGATGGTGTGAATGTGGAGACGTTGATTTATGACAATTGCCCTTTAATCAATTGGGAAACATTGTATAACACGATGTCAACAACGGTTAAAAATCTTCGTGCAACAGGTATTAAAAAAACAGGAACAGCGGATTGGTTATTGCAATTTATAAATGTTGGTGGAGTAACAGAAAATGGAACATTAACAACTACATGTAGCTTGGTTGGTACATATCAATTAACCAAGTTTGTTAGCGATTCATTGTATAATCAATTAGTTGCACATTTTCCTGAGTTGGAAATATCTCAACCAAATATGTCAGTTGTGAAATTTAACACCAACGTTGCAGACCCGAAAAATATCACCAATATTGATAATAATACAGGTTATGGTACAGGGGCAGAATACATCGCAAATGGTCACGTCACCAAGATTTTAGATAAGCGTTTCAGATGCCTAGGTAAGCAGACATCGTTAGGTAATATGTTGATTACTCCTTTGGATAATAACGATTCCAGACTATTCAAGAACAAGCAGGATGCAACAGCATATCAAAATGGTAGTCATGGGGATGTATACGTTTATGAGCCACATTATTGGTATAAAGGGGTTAACGATTACAAGAACAACGCTAACTATGGTTGTTACTCTTCCAACGCTGAAAAGCCAAAAGCGTATGATGGTAAAACTTTGATATTACCAAAAGAAACTTTTACGACAGTTGCAGGTCGTGAAAATGCACCAATACCAGTGAGTTACAGAGAAAACACAAGGCTTTATAATACTACACAATATAGTACTTTAAATGACTTTCTAAATCCTCAAAGCGGTTATTTCGTATATGGAATGAATGTCGAGAGCTACAAGCAAATTCGTTTTCCTGCTATAACAAGCGATACAATTATCAGTGCAATTGTTGCAACAGGTGCGGAGTTAACGAGTCAAGTATTAGGTACAGGGCTAAAAATAAGTGGTCTAAACGTGATGTTCACGAATGGTATGTACTATGTAATGGATATTCCAACCAACGCAAAATGGGTATTTATCACATTTACAAATACTGACCAATTCGATAAAGTGGTGTTAACTGATTCAACGTCTATTTATGATGTTGAACCCGATTGGATAGAACATAAAGAAGCATTAGTAAGTGCTTTTGATGTTAGTTATTATGTTGATGCACATGGTGAAACGATATTAAAATCGTTCCCGTCAAACAAGCAGGTTGTTAGCAATTTGACTTTTGAAACGTACTCAAATTATATTGGGGATATTGGTAGGAAGCTACAGATGGCAGATTATGAGGAGTTTAAAAATATCACGAATCTTTTCTATGCGAAATATGGAAATCGTAATAGTCAGTTACAATGTGGCTACGGTCAAAACTCATTTACACGTAGTGGTACAGGATCTACGATTAAATTCGGTATGAACGATTCAGCAATTAATACCGCTAGCGGTAACTTAGAGTATTGTGTTTTTACCGTTAAAAATAGTGATGGTACAACATCAAAAGTTGTCAATAATGAAATCAGTTGTTTGGGGTATGAGGACTTATACGGTGGCGTGAATGAATGGATGTCGGGGATGATTAATGTTAGTGCGTATACTGTACAAATAACAGGAGTTAACAATTCTAAAAGGAATTTAAGGGGTTTCCAAACTAACAATAATACCTATCCGCAAGCCTTTTACTTTGGTCAATATATGGATATTATACCATGTGGCAGTACCTCAGCAGGTAGCTCAGATACTTATTTTTGTGATACTGTTGGTATTTCCAGTAGCACAGGAAATGTTCCTCTTAGAAGTGGTCAATCAGGTAATACACGACCTGATGCAGGTATCAGTTATTTATCTGTTGCATATAATGCGACACAGAATATCAGCACTGTTACTACAAGAATAATGTTCAAGGGCGGTAATATCGTCATAACAGAGAATGTGACAACATTCATCAATGCAAATGAAATAGCGTAATGAGAAAAATACAAGGAACAGAATATACATCATTAATCGAGCAAGTGAACCCTTACAATCAAGTATGGAAAGTAAGGGTAAAACTTGACCCTAATGAAGATGGTATAATTGAATATATGGAAGAGGAATTTGACCATAAACCAACAGAAGATGAAATAAAAGAATACGTTATTGCGCATTATAATGCGATGTGCAATGATGTGATTCAATCAGGACTTAAATACAACAATGAAATTGTATGGTTATCGCTCGAAAATCAGCAGAATTACAAGATGATATATGATTATGCGATGTTAAATGAGGATATTTTCCCGATTCGAATCAAATTAGGGGAGGTATTGACCCCCGTATATCATCAATTTTCAAATGTTGAAGAGATAAAAGGATTTTATAATTCAATAATAAAGCATATAAATGATACTTTATGTGAGTACTGGACAATAAAAGATTCAATTGATTGGTCTAATTATGGAATTTAATTTGTAAATTCAAGTTCTTTCAGAAAAAATTGAAATTTTTAGCCCTTCGTAGTTTTCGGGATGCGAGGGTTTTTTTTTGTTAAAGGGCTTTACCCACGAAATTTGATTGTTTTCGAGCATTTCAATAACTATATCCAAATCAGCAGAAGTGAACCATTGAGCGGAGAATTTAAGTGATAAGTTATTTACCCAACCCTGAATTTCGCAATAATGTAAACTACCCATATCGCTATTATTACACATAAAGCGGTAGGCAAATTTTTGACCTATATAATTGAGGTCTGACACTGTAATTACTTCTCTTTTGTCTCCGTGGTAAGCAAGGCAAAGTAAATGGCTCTCATATTTATTTATCAGAGCATCGATAATTATTGTTTCCAATTCCTTATTTAAATCCCCCTCAACCAACCGCCAAAGATGGTATTGTTGTTGAAAAAGGAATCTTGAATTATTTTTACCATGCACAATGTAGTCAATAACTATTTTACCTCCATCAATCACTTCAACCATTACATTATACTGTTTATTCTTATATGTAAAATTCAAAGTATCCATCCGACAAAATTATAAACTGATTTTTGTAATTACTAATTATTTTAGTATTTATTACCCCCTTTCAATGCGCCAATATTTATCAGAAAAAATGATAGAATTATTTTTGGTAAATGAAGGAGAACAACCAATACAGATAGATTTAGACAATGGTGGTTTAGTGACCGACATGACCTATCAATTAATAGATGTTGAGGATATTACAAAGGGCGTGGATAACGCAACAAAGACGGTTAAAATAGTTGGTAACAATCACAACAATAATGCACTTGGTTATCTATTTTCAATTGATAGGGTTACAAATTCCTCTAATTCCAATAAACTAAAATCCAATTTCTCATTTGGTCGTCAGGTTGATTGCCTTGTATATGAAAATGATGAATTAATATCCAAGGGACTATTCAGGATTCTAAAAATAGAAACGAAGAACGGAGTCATAAATTACGAAGGAGTGATTGTTGGTTACAGAGGTACGTTTTTTAGTAAGCTGAAAGAGTCAAAGATAGTTGATTTAGATTTTTCAGAATTGACTCACACATATAGTCAAAGTACTTTTCAAAACTCCTTAAATAATACAAGTGGTTACTTATATCCGTTAGTGGATTATGGTCATGGTGGTGTGCCTGAGCAGGTCGAAGACGGAGCAACAAAGACATGGGATTTACGCAATTACAAACCTGCTTTGTTCGTTAATACTCTATTCAAAAAAATATTCGAGGGCAAGGGATACACTTATTCTATTGATGGGAATTTCAATAACGTTTTTCAAAAATTACTTATTCCATCAAATAGTGGAATAGTTACCAATAGTGTTATTTACTACTCTTTATGTGCAGTCGATGGATTTCAGCCGTATGTTGATTTTAATCAAGATGGAGGATTAGTAAAATTTAACCTATACAATTATGATAGTGATTTTTCAAATACTCAATCATCAACCGCAATCAAAAGTGAGAAGCAAAAAGAATGCGATGTTAAGGCAGATATTAAGGTTTTAGATATTACCAATTGGGTACTAGGAAATCAATCACCGAATAACCAATCAACAGCTTTTGTAACGTATGACTTAGTTTGTTCCATAGTAAAAAAAGAATCGCAAGATGGAGAGTTCGAAGAGGTTTTTAATAGTTCTATATCTCGAAAACAATATTATTCTCAATCAAGTACGGACCAAAGGACAACAAATGTATCTGTATCAACTAGGCTATCTGTCAATGAAGGTGATTATGTTGGTGTAAGGATGTACATCAAGAATATAGATACATCAAATGTTAACTATTCAAGCGGTGGGAAAATTCCTACATCGAATGTTGCAGGCCGTGTGAATGGTGGAATAATTGAATTTGGAAATTCCTCATTAAACAATACTATCACAGAACTAGCCGAGGGAAATACTTTTGAGTTTAACAGTTATGTTTTACCTGATTTAAAACAGTACGATGTTATAAAAGAGGTAATGAAAATCTTCAATCTCGTTTGCTATACTAAAGTTGAGAATGAGAAGCATATCTATTTTGCAACCTATGATGAATATTTTGACAAGTGTTTACCGAAGAATTTAATAGCAAACTCCTTGGATTGGACCAGCAAATTGGATATTGCGAATTACAAAATTACACCTATATCAGACGTAGCAAAAAGTTATACATGGACTTATGCAGAAGCGGAGGATTGGTTAAATAAGACCTATAGCGAGAAATACAAAGAGGTTTACGGCTCTAAAAAATTGGATGGTATTGTTGAATATAATGAGGATGAGAAGACCGTAGAAAGTGTTTTTTCAGCACCTATCATAACAAAGGTAAATGACTTGGATATGCTTTGTTTATTCACGTATGACGAAAATAACTACAAAGAAGCTTATAATACCGAGTTGCGGTTATGTCTATATAAAGGACAAAAGACGGTTAACATAAATCGGGGTAAATGGAAGAAACAAAACGAAAATGCATATAACTTTAAACCCGATAATATCAACATTACCAAAGTCGGAGAATTGACAACTATTTGGGATGACGGTACATTGAAATTTGATATGACTTTTGGAACTCCTTTTGAAGTATTTTATCCGACCTCACAAACCTATCCAACATTATTTGATACATTTTTTCAAAAGTTGATTCTTCAACAGAATAATATGGATGTACATCTTTTGGAAGCTAAAGTTAACCTAACATCCTTTGATATAGGTAATTTAGATTTATCGAGAGGGATTTATTTAGAAAACGATAACGGAGCATCATATTATAAGATAGTGAAAGTTAATTATATGCCAGATAATCAGTCACTTTCGAATGTTGTTTTTCAAAGAATTATCGTTTAAATCAATAAAAAAATATTAAATTTGCAGTATGAAAAAAGCCATATTACTATTGTTGGTTGTGTTAGGACTAACAACAACCATATTTACAAGTTGTGAGGGAGATAAAGACCCATATCAATACGAATACACCATAAA